CAGTATAGTACATGGTATTACGCACAGGTAAATTGGGGCGGGGGCTTATTGCTGGCAGAATTCACAAAGGTATCTTCTTTTTCCTTTATCCGTGTTAGCGGATGGGTAACTAAATATTCCCCCAATGCTGATATTTCAAGCTATATAATTCGTATGGTAAATTCAAGCACGGGGGGAATATACGATTATTACCAGAGATCCTTTATAAATGCCACATATCAACATGAATCATTCGGATGCATGGTTCAAGCAGACATTCCAGCAGGATACTACCTCATATATTTATATCAAGTAGGTAATACTATCACTGATTCCAATGATTTTGTGTCACTGCTGATAGAAGTTACTCCTCATTAAATTAAAAGCCTTTAGTAGAATGGAAGCGAAACTTCCAGAATCGCCCCCAGTTCATCCACCACGAGTAGATAAATTTTATACAAGAAAGGCTGACCGAGAAGGGAAATTAGTGAAGCCCGACGGGTGCGAAGTCCCACCAGTTGGGACATGTATCATGTCCCTATCCAAGAAAGAACGTAAGAAATACATGTGGATGATCCCTGATGAGCTTAAGAATGATCCGATGTACAACAAAGAACCAGAAGAATGTAAGACAGATGTCTGTAAGATGAAACGAGAGGAACGAGAAGACAATGAACGAAAGGAGAAGAACCGTTATAAAGATCAAGAAGCAACCATTCAGCTATTAATGACAAGCATGAGTGACTTAATAAAACAGGTAAATATTCTGACTAAAAAATAATTATCTAATAGATGACTTTCAAGCCTGATCTTTCTACCATTAACGGAGTATTTGATTCCTATCTACTCGGTATGCAAGATGCAAGTAAAACGTCTTATACTGTTATAGAAACCGTGCCACATATCGTATCTTACTTACAGCAATTTAAAGCTGACACGTCTCCCGATTTGATCGCTACCATACAGACTCATGAACGTGCGATAGAACAATTAACAAATCATGTATCACTACTTACTGTACAGCTCAACGCCCTTACGGTCAAAAAATAAGTTACAGATAGAATGTTTTACTATACGAATGGTAAGCGAGTAGATATATTTAATACCCGACCACGTAATCTGTCTGAAGGCGGTATGATTAAAGATGATCCGAAGATAAAAGATAAAAAGAATGATACGATCTCCTCATACTTAGAATATGGCTCCTTAGTGGTACCCGTTCCTGTTATGAAGTGTGGTATCATGGATGGCTATAAAGGTATGATCACGGGTAAGAAGCAACTACGTATGAGTAACTTAGGTAAAACGATTGTTATGCCTGGCGAACTAGTAGTCAATCGCAAATATGCGGATGATGTAGAGAAATACCTTAAGAAGCACGGGATTACTCTGCCTTTAAAAGATGGTCAAAAGCTTCCGAAGCGGGTTTAAGTATAAACTCTTTTTTCTGTAGAAGAGTAGATGGAGGAGCAGACAGGAGCAATTAAGATGAAGGTAATGGCAGGGGCGTCAAGAAAGGATATTCTTAATGCCCTTGACTATAAGAAGGTAGTAGCGTTTATTAAACGAGACGAAGAGATTGAAGGTTTCCGTACGACAGAAGTTTTTCAACCTGTATTATTAAGTAAGGAAGAAATAAGAGGTATTAGTAAGGATGTCATTCACGAATCAAAATGTGACGGTAATGGAATATACGTTCCATGTGAATTCAAGTGAGCGATCCAGCGGATCTAACACGAGCTTTAATATCAATTTTTCTCAAGTAGTCAATCTACTCGCTAAGAGAGGACAATTCCAAGTTATTTTTAATTCTGTACAGATTCCCTTTACGTTCTATCAACTGAACTCCATAGATTCTCTTAACGTCATTACATGTAACTTTCAAAATCTGTCTGTCACATGGACAGCTAATATTACTTTAACAGAAGGTAATTATACGCCAACTACACTCTTAGCAGAACTAAGCAGAGTATTAACGTATGCATGTCAGAATCCACCCGTGATATATAGTGGATCAGCTTTTACACCCACCTTTCAATTTGGATACGTACCCGCTACAGGCTTTATGACATTTGGTATGACCTCACCCGCTGGCATAGCGATCACTCTAAACTTTCAAAATAGTCCAAACCGTTATACTGGTGGATTCTTCGGTATTAACACATTAACGCCAACTAACATTTTGATCACTTCTATCGTAATAGCGACGGACACCAGTACCCAGCCTTGCGTACTCAACCCAATTAATTATCTGTTAGTTCGCTCCTCACTTAAACAATTTCGTAACCGAGAGTTTATCGTTACTAAGGATGACGTATCAGATATTTTATATAAAGTACCTATTACGACAAGTCAATCTACATGGATCAATTACTTTCAACTTAGTGAGCCGATCTATATAGTAGATAATACGATACAGACAATTAACTTCTACCTAACGAATAATTTAACATATACGCCTATCAACTTACAGAAGATTCCGTGGGCATTTTCTTTTACCTTAAGGGAAGTCCTACGACCTGACTATGAGGCACTCAATACATTTATTAGTCTAATCCCACCGATACCTGATAACGTGGAGGAAATGAAACGACTGGTAGATGAGAAAGAAAAGCTACTAGATAAGTTAGCATTGTATAGACGCAAATTAAACGTACCATTAGTAAAGGATGAGCAAACTGACGAAGGCATTAGTCCCATACGATCAGCAACTCTGCAAGGAGAATACACCGCTCCCAAGTAAGCCATGCAATTATGGGATTTTCGGCCGAAAAGGGTGTGGTAAGACAAACCTTCTTCTCGGGCTTCTTATGAAGGAAGAGTCGCCCTGGCATAAACATTTTGATCTCATTTTTTTTATTAGCCCTACAGCGAAAAATGATCCGAAGGTAGCAGACTTATTAGAAGATATAGGTGACCAGTACCATGATGATTTGAATCCCTCAGTATTGCAAAGCATCGTTGATAAGATAGATCATCATAAGGATAAGTGGAAACGGAAGAAGAAGCGTGGCACACCAGCCTATTGTATCGTATATGATGATTGTATCCATCTAATCAAATCTAAACAGAATAAATTAATTAATGAATTGGCTACTCAGAATCGTCACCGTCATATCACAAATATTTATCTGTTACAGAAATGGAATACGTACCTACCTACCCTTATACGGTCTAACTTAGATCTGATAAGCTTCTTCCGAACAGATAATAAAAAAGAATTGAATTCCTTTTACGAAGAGATGAACATGAATGAGGATGCTATACGTGCCCTATATGAGCATGCCGTTAAACAGGAATATTCATTTCTTCATATTAACATGTATCATCACCCTGCGAAGTTTTATAGGAAGTTTGATGAAATTAAATATGTACCCGAGTAGAATAATGGATCGTTCAAAGCCTGATCCAGGTACATTTTATGATGACTTCATGAAACGTGGTGGCAAGAAAGCCAAGAAGACTAAGAAGAAAGCTAAGAAGACTAAGAAGCAATATCATGACATGACTATGAGCAACCAGCCTAATACGGGTGTCTATTCTTTTCAGGCGATTCCCCGTCCTAATTCCTATGAGGCACTTAACAGCGTATATCGTATGATGGCACCAAGTCGTCCGATGGCAAACGCACCAGGTATTTTTAATCCGAGTCATTATGGTATTGCTCCTACGCAGATCTCAGACTTCCGTCGTCCTCCTGAGCATCAGGGCGGTATGGCACCTACTGCTCCTATTGCTCAGGATTGGGGACGTACTGTACATACTACTGCTACACCTACTCCGCATACCACGTTAGATAGACCTGCCCTTAGCGTACCCATTTATGCGGCTCATGAGAATCCGAGAGATGTCGCTCCTTTAAATACGAATGCGTCACGTGCGATCCCTACAGAACTTCGTCCCCGTGGTGGTGTCTTATATGAACAAGCAGGTAATAGTATGTCAGTAGCTTTTGGCTATCCTGAGAATAAAGAAGAACTTGATAGTGTTAATTATTTTCGTCCAACTGGTAGGGACAACATAGCTCCTCCTGTACCAAGTAAAGTTACGGGTGCTCCTCCTGTAGATTTCTTTCCACTACGGGCACAAAATGCTGTCTCCCGTGAAGATGAACAAGCACGGTCAGCATGGCAGACTCCTCCACCTATTCGCGTAGGTCCTCCTGCTCCCAGTGGATATGCAAGTAGTGCATCTACTCCGAGATCTGCCTCACC